TTGATCCATTCTTCAACGGTGTCACCAGACTTGGCGGCATCGTCCCAGAATTTATTTAAATCTTGCATAGACCATTCGCTTTGTTCTTTATGCAAGCAATCAAGAATAAAAGAACAGTAGTCCTCGTCATTCATTGCTGACCTGACTAGCCTATGAGTATTAATCATTTTTTCTTGTCGCTGTTTCATTGTATCTCCAAACAAAAAAGCGCCCCGAAGGGCGCGTCAGTTTAGTAATATCCTTCACGAACTTTGTTTAGGATATTAAAGATCTCTGATTCAGTGAAGTGAAGTTCTCTTAACGATTCAGCCAGACCACTGTAATCAGGATTAGGCTTGATATAAATATAAAGCTGAACAAGAGATTCGATATCAACATTATCAGGCCGCGATACGGAATACATCGGAATTACATACCTTCCGAACGACTTCTGAACGCTTCTGATTAACCGAAGCAATGTTGATTTGGGACTTCTTGGTAGGTGCTGGAGCATGAGTAGACCAATCCGTTAGTGTATTGTAAACAGCCCATTGAGTCTTGCCCATCTTCTGAGAGTACTGACTCCAAGCCTTGGCAAGATATGTCAACGCACTATTCATTCTAGGGAGCTTGTCAAATACTGCTGACCAAGATACACCACTCTCGTGAACTGCGGCCTGAACCAAATCAAGACAGCCAGCGGCCTCTGCAAAAGTATACATAGCCTGCTTCTCAGTAACCGGAGTTTTGTACATAGTCTGCCACAACTCACGTTCTTTTTCAAACACCTCAAGAGATTTGACAATAGCGCGAGAGGCTTGCTTGATATCTAAGTTCTTGGTGTGTCGAGCCTTGAATAAACCAGCTTCACCAGTAATAAATACTTGACCATTGAAGCAAGCAGATTGATGAGCGCCTGCTGACATAATAAAAGCAAACGTACTGTTGAGGGAAGTCACGCCCAGTAAAGTAAGCGTGGCATTGTCGCCATCAGGAGTAACATAGTTATGCTCTGGCAAACGATACTTTACAAATGTCGCCGCACCGTTGTGACTGCACTCAATCTTTTCAACGATGCCGTCAGTCTTTAAACCACTACGCATAATGATTGCACGTTGAGCGTCAATCAATTCACGGGGTGCAACAGGCTTATAGTTTTTACCATGAACACCAAGCTCGTCCATAGTATCTGTGCGAACAACAGCAACTTTTGATGACTCGTACCACTGGTCGGTGTCATCATTGAAGTAAAGCATTGGACGGGTTGCAACAGGAAAGTCAGCAACACCGTAACCTTTACCAGCAAAAGGATCTGCTGGACGATGAGTACCAAAGATAGAAATTACTTCTGACATAATATGTCTCCAGTTAGTTAAAGGTTTACCGCATCTTGAAGATAGCTGTAATGTACTTGGGATACATGAAAGCCATCCTCAAATCTTTTAGACTTAGTAGCAAGACTATCGCACCAAGTATTCCATAACTTTTCTGTACCAATGTCGTGACATATAGAAATATAATTCATAACACGACGATTCTTTATAGCTTTTGACTTTAAAGACTTAGATAATTTTAAATCTTTCATCGGGATATTGTACATTCGGATGTTGTGGATGTCAATACAACCAACAAGCCCCGCAGTTAGTTGGCAGACAAAGCCAGCTTTTGCCATACCTAACCCATCAATTTGCAAGAATATATTCATCAATGATAGCGCCCTGTCATCATCAGATTTATTTGAGTTAAGCACTGCAAGATACTGAGAATAAATAAATTCTTTGCGGGACATGAGTGACCTATATGTTTTTGCTTTGTTACCCCAAATAAATCTAGAGTCGATGCCATTTAGTTTTACATCTTTTAGCTGGTCGCCAACCGCAAACCACGGCTGTTGTATACTCAATACAACCATCAACACAACATCGGCAAGGTTGTCGCTTGACAATCTAGAATAATCTTGCACGGCCTTGGCATGAATATTATACATTCGCTGTCTCCGTCACGGTGGGGGGCTTCTTAAGTCTTTAAAACCCTTTACCCTGTAAAGGGGTTTTAAAGACGTAGAAGCCCACGCTAAACTAATTCTTTAACTTCAGGGGTGAGATCCCAAGTGAGATCCCAATAATTATTTTCTTGTATTTCGTATTTCAGGGCCTGAAACATTTTTAATTCTAGTTTATCTTGGACTGTCTCAGCAAATTTATTTAAGTGGGATATTCGCCGCTCAATCCATTCACAATTCCAACTACTAAGATATTGATAATCTTCATTACCATACCGCAAACAAAACTCAGTTCGATTATCAAATCTATTAGGCACAACAAATACATCATAAGAATCAACAGGCCCAATAACACTACAAATATAATTTTCTTGCGGGTGACCACATTCATTATTCCAAAGCATAATATTCTCCAAATAAAAAAGGGGGCCGAAGCCCCCGAAGTTCCCCCACGGATTAACGAAGTTTCAACAAGCACATATCACCCTGCTCGTTGATCTTGTAAAAACTATATCGCCCTCTAAGATAAGTTACAGCCGCTTGCTGAGTCTTGGCTTGATCTGCTTTTGGAACAACAAACCATTCCATTGCTTGCATCTTTTCAAAGCGATCTCTCCAACCAGACTGCCGACCACGAAAGTTTAGTGGTTGTGGAGCAGTGCCGTTATTGACAACGTGATAAGTTACACCAAAAGCTGAGTTAGTTTCTGAGTCTAGAAAACGCATAATGTATCTCCAAGTAAAGTTTTTGGGTGAATGGTTGACTTGTAAACTATATGCACACCTTGTGGTGTCGAGTTTACCATTTTTAAGCATAGCGCCAACCAAACTATGCCCACCCAAGACGGGCTAAACTGATTTATCTTTGTGCTTCTGGCCTCTAACTTTCTTTGAGGCTTTCTTGCGGTCTTTAAATACTTTAGCTTTGTTGAACTTGTTAGCGTTCTTTGCTACAAAATTATCTTTCATATTAAAGACCTCAAAAAAACCCCGCCGAAGCGGGGCTATAAAGATTACTTACGGATAGTAATCAATTGCTTGAACTGAGCAGGGACTCGCTTGGCTTTGAAAAACTTTTGAGCCTCGCCATGAGTCATTTGAATATCCTGCTCGTTATAAAACTTGTACAGAATAGCCTTGAACATACGAGTCGCCATGTATGTTTTTGTCTTGTCACCTTTGGTGTGCAACTGAGCAAAGTGATATGCAACACCGTTAAACTGACGGTATGAAGCAGGCTTGTTGGGGTCGAGCGTTGAGTAATCAAATTGAGACATAAGCACCTCCAAGTGCAATGAAGTTTGGGTGAGTGAGAGCCGACTCAGCGACTCTCTAAGGGCTTCTACGTCTTTAAAACCCTCACTTCGTGAGGGGGTTTTAAAGACTAGAATCCCTAAGACCTCGACGGGCCGTAAATATCAAATGCGAATCGGGCATCGCCCAGCAATATAAATTTATATGTTTCAAAGTCATCCAAAAGAGTTATCTCAATTGGATCTTCGTGCAATATCTCTTTGTTTTTCTTCAAAGTTTCCACCATTTTATTTATGGCATCCACAACAATTTTTTCTTGTTCCAATGTAATCATACAAAACTCCTTTAGAGTTTAGGATTTATAAATAAAAAACCCCAGCAAAGCTGGGGTCTTTGAAGACTTTGAAGAACTCTTAAGAGTTCTTCAGAAGCATTTGAACAGCGGCAGTCAAGTCTGCGACTTGCTTCTTCAGAGCTTCTAGCTCTGAAGTCTCAGGAGAAGCCTTCGGCTTCGATGAAGCCTTCGTAGAAGGCTTTGAAGACTTCTTTGAAGTCTTGGGAGAAGCCTTCGTAGAAGGCTTTGAAGACTCCTTTGGAGTCTCTTTGGTGGTCAGCATCTCCGTAAAGTTCTTAGGAACTTTACGGCACTTGAAGAATTTTTGGATCTCGCCGTGAGTAATTTTCTTGCCAGATTCCTCTTGGAATCTGTACAGCACCGCAGTGTACTTCTTGGTCAGCATCCACGAATCCTCTGGATTCGTAAGCTTCGCAAAGCGATTTGCAATCGCTGAGATTTGTGGGCCGGTAGCCTCTTTAGAGGCTGGGATTTTGCTGAAGTCTGGCTTCGCCATAGTCAATTCTCCGAATTGTAAGTTTGTGTTGCCCCAAGCCTTCGGCTTGAAGCGGCTTCGGAGGGCCTTTAAGTACTTCATAAACTTTAAAACCCTCACTACGTGAGGGGGTTTTAAAGTTTTGAAGTACTAAGCGATTGGCTGAGTCTAAAAATCCTAAAGGATTTTTCACAGGCGCGTATGAAATCTAAAAAAATCTTTGATTTTTATAGATTTTTTAAAAATCTTTAAAAATTCTTAAGAATTTTTAAAGATTTCTGAGTCTGGCAACCAGAGTCTCTAAAGATCTTAGAGATCTTTAGAGACTCTGGCAGTGGATTCTAGAATATTTTAAGACTTTAAAATATTCTAGGCTTCCTAGCCCTTCAAAGCTTTGAAGGGCTAGGCAGGTGACCACCCCCTACCCCACCTATATATACTCAATGTTATACATTTTCAAAGATTTTGAATGTCAACCAGTTTGTCGCCCCATTCCAAAGGCTTTAAAGGGGGCCTGTGACTATATGTACCCGGTGGGCTACATAATCTATTATATACCTGAAAACCAATTTTGTCAAGACTTCTGCCAACTATTACCATACAACAGTGTAATAACTACTTGACAGATCTTTATATCAGGTATATAATATATAGTTATGAATAAAGAATTAACTACAAAACAACAATCGTTCTTGGATCACCTTGTATCTTGCAATGGTGATACAAAACGTGCGGCAGAATTAGCGGGGTATGCTGAAGGCTCATATACATCCGTAGTTAAAGCACTTAAAACAGAGATAATTGAACTAGCCGAGAATATATTAGCCCAGAATGCCCCCAAAGCCTCTCTGAAGCTCGTTGAGGTTATGGATAGTACTGACCCCATACCTCAAGCTAACGTCCGTCTACAGGCCGCTCAGACGCTCCTAGACCGTGTTGGGATAGCTAAGACAGACAAACTAGATGTAAACTTGCAAAACTCTAATGGCCTCTTTATACTACCAGCAAAACAAGAAGTAGT